AACATAAGTATACGCCATAATTTTTATTACTGAACCAACAGGAACAGCAAGGTCTGTGTACATTAATGCAGGGGGTACAGGAAAGGCAGGGTCTGACCAAGGCACTTTTACAACAGAGAACGGTATAGCCTCACCGACAGAAAAAATTGGAATAGGACTAATCTGTGATTCAAAATTACCTGCTTCTAAGCGCATATACACTCCTTCAACAGGATATGTAGCCGATGGTTGCTTTGCTATTTTTTCTAAAACAGTTGTGTATATACAATCTTGAGTTGGACCACTTGAATCTTTTTTTACAATAAGTCTGTCTCCAACCTCAACTTTTTGCATATTTTCACCCTCAAGTAAAAACCAAATTAAATTTGCGTCTTGGACTACAAGGGTTGAGTATACTGTTTGGTATCCTTCTTGGTCAGGCTTTATTACAAACTTATATCTTGTCGCCCAATATGGAGCAACTTGTGACACAGGTATCTTTACCTGTATTGAGTTTTTATTTGCAGATGATGAGCAAGGGGTGTAAACCGCATTTAATGGGCTTACAAGAGCTGTTGATGAACGTAAAAAATCATCCATGTAAACAATTCCTATCTCATATCCCCTATTACTATGTAAGCTTCTTGCATTTCCAAGTTTTGAAAATGTAACAATACTGCTTGCTATACCATAATATTCATATGCATAAGTTCCAAGATTATTTACATCTTCATATTGCATTGCAACTAATTGCAAGTCAATATAACTATTGACATTACTTGCTATTATTTTTATTGGTTCGTCTATAGCATTAATCCCTGAAGCTCTTTTTTGCCATCCACTAGCTTGATTCGTAGGTATAGCACAATTAAAATAATCTGTAAGTGTACTTCCATCACAAGAAGTAGGGGTTGCAGGAACAGGGTCATATACAGGAAGTATATTTGCAAGTATTCCTACCCATTCTTGAAATTCAACACTTTGAGACAAAGCATATGGACTTAAATAATTTTGAGCAAGAGTAAATGTTAATGAAATATTTGTATTCCCCGTTTGTGTTGTAGGCACACCTCCTGTATAACTATCGTGTGTAAATTCTAATTGGACTTGTATTGTAGCCCCAACTATTAAAGTTGTATTATAATTTGGGCCAAAAGAAGCAAAGTCTATTCTTAAAATAGAACTAGGTACACTCCAATTTGGAGATGTTATATCTATATCATAAACAGAAGTTTGAGCACTTGATTCTAAAGCTTGTGATGATATAAGTTCTTGTTGTAACTCTGCTACATATGTAAGTTGCAGTGGTTGTCCATTAAGTGATACTAAGTCATATCCTTCAACATAGTTTCCATACATCAACCTATTGCCCATAAGCGTTTGAGCTTGAGCAAACCTTGGTACATTATCATATAACCTTAATAACTCAGCTTCAGGTAAAACAGTAAAAATCTTACTGTTGTCAAATGTTAAAGTTTTATATGTATCATTCGCAATACCTAAGTCTGCTTTATTTTGTTTCTCAATTATTTTTATTATATTGCTTTCCGATTGCTTAAATAATAAGTCTATTCCTAAAACAAGAGAGTTTCCTGTCCAATAAGTTACTTGACAAGCATTGAATGCATTTATCATTCCCTCATTCAAATATGCCTCAATAGTTAATTCAAATCCATTTGGCGTAAAAGCAATGTCCGACCATTGAGATGTAGCTGAGTATTCACCATCGGCATATAAATATCTATAAGCAAATGATATAAACCTCTCCTCCATAAAATTCTGTTCTCCTTGAGTATTTACTAACTGCACAGTTGGAGATTCTACAGGTGGTATTTTAATTACAAGTAATGACTCTTCAAGTAGTAATGCTGCAGGAATACTACCCGCATCAATAAACCCTACAGGTATAGCATAACTTCTATTTATATTTATTGACCTTGGAGCATTATAGTTATCTGTAAAAAACAATAACTCTTCTATTTTATTTACTCCTGTAATTAAATATTGAGGATTAAAATTTAATGTTGTATCTACACCGCCCCCATTATCTATGGTAATAACATGATACGTTAAAGAAAGTGTATTTGTATTAAATGAAACAATTAAATCAAGTTTACCTGTAGCACCTAATGGGAAACTAGGGTCATGTACAAACCAATAAATAGTTTCTATTGAACCATCCTCATATGCACCAATACATCTAGCATCTACACTTAGTAATGTATTTTCAAATCTTAAAGTTGTAAGTGAAATATTACCTTTTGTATTTTCAATAACTCCAAATTCAGAATTTTCTGTCGAACCCATTCTGATATTCATTGCATCAATATACTCCCCATTAGGAACAACTCTCTCATCGAAAGTTTTATTCATCTTACCTGCAACAAAATTTCTAGTAAACTTTGGCATATTATTTTAACATTTTATCTAATCCCCTTAGATTCATTAAAAGTCTACCGGGATGAATATTGCTTATTCTTATTTTTGCATTTCTTAATAATGCTTGCTTGTCTTTTTTAGCTCTTTGAATAATATACTCTTGGACACCAAACTTTGAATTTAGAATTTCATATTTTACAGAAGCATAAACATATGCCTCGAATAATTTATTTATAGTAATTAAAGAATTATCTCCATTTTCCATTCCATCAGAAACATATTCAAGAATACATAATCTCTCAGACATTCCTGAATCAAAATTAATAACCCCTGATTTTTTATCTATTGTAAATGTAGGATTGGCATTTGCCGTTTCTGTATTTAAACCAAATCTTGCACCTATAGCATAATCAAAATACCAATAACCGTCTACATTATATCCTGCTTGTCCATTAAATTGGCTTGCTTGGTTTAAGTATATTGACTTCTTTGTTCCTGTAATTCTATCAAAATCTATATTAGAATATTGAGGAGAAAGAGCATTGCCATCTTGGTCAAATAATATATTTGAAAGGTTGTCTTGAAGATATGCTTTTGATGAAAGCGTTTGAATGTTCTCACTTAATGGTCTTAATACACCATTTTCATATACAGATATTCTTACCCAATTAACATAATCAGAAGGTAAGATGTATCTTAATGTATTTGGAACATTTAATTCTAATATTTTTATTTCTTTAAATGCGTCATAGTTTAGTTCTTGGACTGCACGTTTTGCGTGAAACAATATCTTATATCTTTCTTCGTTGTTTACTAAAGAATGATTACCTGAGTACATTAAAAGAAAGTTAGTTACTATATCAGCTAAACTAACATATTGATACGAACCCCAATTTAAGTCTTCAGGATTGTTTCCATTATTCTCATAATATTCATACTGTGATATATACGCCATGTTTTATATATTATGGTATTTGTGCATTATTCTCCATCTCTTCTTGCTTTCCAAATTGAGCAACTAATGTTTCTCTAATTGATATACCACAATATTGAAGTATCTTAACAACTAATGAAGTTTCATTTTGCATTCCTATTTCAAAATCTTGATAATCAAGTTGTGATTGGTCGAATACAGGTTCACCATTTGCTAAAGATATAAATGTCCATTTAGGTACTTTAGGATATCTAAAGTAAGTTGCTTCAACTTGTAATGGTAAGTTTATAATACTTGATGGGTAAAAAGTTATTAAATCACTTGTTTGAGTATATGCAGGGTAGTTAACAGATGGTGATGTTATAGGTGACATATTTAATAATGTTATCTTTCCTGCTGAAACTTTTTCCGCTTCATTTTGAACTGAAGCATCAATAATTCTATAAGACTCAGGCACTAATGTAAATATATTTGCAGAAAGCCCTAATATTGTAGCACTTACAGATGTTACTGTAGCTGTTACCATTGGAGCAACTGAAGTATTAGTTACAATATCTCCAACTGAAACTCCTGCTAAAGAAAAATTAGCTAATGAATCTATTAATTGTGATGGCACAACAGATGTGTTTACACCACTTGTAAGTATCTTAGAGTAGCACAATACTTTATTTATAATATACTCTTCATCCCCTGTGGTTATTAAAGATGGAAGGTAATATGTATTTGATAAAGTAGTAGTTACTGATGTATTTGTTAATGGATTTGTTACTATAAACTCTTCTATTTGTTCAGAATAAGATTTTCCAAAATCGGCATAATCTGTTCCTGATGCTCTAGCATTTTCCTTGTTTATAATTGTATTATAATCAGAAAAATATTTCATAAATAATTCTAATTGTGCTTGTTGAGCATACAAATTAAAATCAGATGGAGAAATATATCCGTAGTTATTTTTATTTAAAATAGCAATTACAGTATTCCTTACAGAGTTTATCATACTACAAAGATAATAAAAAAAAAGGCACTCTATTAAAGTGCCT